TGTGTTTTCCGTTTTTAAAAGAACCCGACCATAACGGGTATTACTATCCGCAAGGAGATGGTGCTAAATGAGCGCTGAAACGGTAGTTAATGGTTTTATTGTTGGCTTTTTAGGAGGTATGGCTGTTTTTGTCATCTGGTTTGTGATCGTCCTTGCTAAAGAAAGGATAGATGACAGAAAGCGAGAGAAGTACAGAAAGAACGAAAGAGCTAAAAGAGTGGAACAGTTGGTTGAAGAGATCCACAGACAGCAGAAAGAAATGAATCAGAGTATCGCCGCGCAGGGTGACTTTATCGAATCTATAACAGCCGCTTTCCAAAAAGCGAGTAAAGCGATTGAGGAAAACAAGGAAAAAGAAAAGGAAGAAAAGGAAGAAAAGGAAGAAAAGGAATGAAGAAACGTTACATGATTAGTCAGCCGATGAAAGGCTTGACAGACGAACAGATTTTTCAAAACCGCAAGGAGACGGTTGCCAAGATCGCTAAAGAAGGCGGCGTCTTTATCGATGCATTTATCCATGAGGATTTATCTGACTATAAGAATCCACCTCTTTACAGCTTAGCGCGCTCCTTAGAGCGCATGAGCTTATGCGACTGTGTGATCTTCCTGCCAGGCTGGCAGAAAGCACGCGGTTGCTGGATTGAGCATGATGTGGCAAAGGCTTATGGACTGGAAATCATCGAAATTGATGAGTATGAAAGCGAAGATCCTTTGTGGCTTGTAGCAGAGGCGGAGGACGCGTAAATGCTAAGCAGCGACATACTTGAAATCGCCGGCGCGATCATTAAAGCAGAATATTTAACCGGTATGATGGTGTTTGTGGTTCAAATTGTGCTTGTTGCCCTAATCATGCTTATCGTTTGGTCTGCGACTAGACCGCCTAGAAAGGAAAAAAATGAGCGTAAAAGATGAGGCAAGAGACAACCTCACAATTTTCGAGGCTGTCTGTAAAACGGAAGAAGTCTTATATAAATATAAGGAAGAAGGAATCATGTGCTCTGTCTCGGGGGGGGCGATTCTGACATAATACTCGACCTTTGCGAAAAGTGTAAAGGCGAAGCAAGTGTTGACTATGTATGGTTTGACACTGGGTTAGAATATGAAGCCACAAAGCGTCATTTAGATGACCTGGAACAAAAATACGGTATTGAGATCAAACGTGAAAAAGCGATTAAACCTATACCGCTCACATGTAAAGAATACGGTCAGCCTTTTCTTTCTAAATTCGTGTCTGAAATGATGATGCGATTGCAGAAGAAAGGCTTCCAATGGGAAGATGAACCGCTGGAAGTCTTAGAAGAAAGGTACCCTCACACACGCGTTGCCCTGCGCTGGTGGTGCAACAACAACAACAACGTAAATGAAGGCTATCAAACAAGCATGTTCAATATCGACCATAACAAATACTTAAAAGAGTTTATTATGGAAAATCCGCCTACTTTTAAAATCAGCAACCTTTGCTGCAAATACGCGAAAAAGGAAGTCAGCAAAAAGTATGAAGCAGAAAACGATATTGGACTGACTATGACCGGAATCAGAAAAGCGGAGGGTGGTGTAAGAGCCGCAGCCATTAAAGGATGCTTTTCCCATAACGATAAAAAGGCAGACCAGTACAGGCCTATTGTCTGGTTCTCAAATACTGATAAAAAAGAATATAAAGAAAAGTTCGGCATCGTTAATTCGGATTGCTATGAAAAATGGGGATTTAAGCGCACAGGCTGTGTAGGTTGTCCTTATAATCTGAAAATCGAACATGAGCTAGAAACCGTAAAAGAACGTGAACCTAAGTTATATAACGCGGTTATGAATGTATTTAAAGATACTTATGAGTACACGCGTAAATATAGAGAGTTTGTAAAGAATAGAAAGGAAAACAAAAATGCAGATCAAAATTGAAATTGTAACTGAATCGGTCAAAGAAGCCGCAGACGTACTGGCAAAGGTAGCGGGAACTGCAAAGCAGAAAGAAATTTTGCGCGATAATCCTGAATATCCGGGCGATGAATAAGAAATATACCCCTGTCAAGCCGGGTGACAGATTTGGAAAATGGACTGTTATTAAGAAAGCGCCGCGTGATGAATCATCAAAAGCATTTTGGTTTTGTAAATGTGATTGTGGACGTATTCGTAAAGTAGCGGATTATAACCTAAAAATAGGTCATACGCAAAGCTGCGGATGCGCGCCAAGAGCTAAAAGAAGAAAATACAAACCTATTCAGCCGGGTGACAAATTTGGAAGACTTACCGTTATTGAAGAAGCGCCGCCTAATGAATATTCAGCCATAGTCAGACCACAATGGGTCTGCAAATGCGAATGCGGAAATACAACCATTGTAAACGATATGTCATTGAAACAGAAGCAGACAAAGAGCTGTGGGTGCTTACGCAAAGAAAGATGTTCGCAATCACTAAAGAAATACTGGAAGGAGAAAAAGAAAGAAAATGTTTAAAGTCACGAAAGGAGCTGACACCACAAAAGGTATTAAAACTGTCATTTATGGTGTTGAAGGAATTGGCAAGACTACTTTAGCCGCTAAATTTCCTCATCCTATTTTCATCGACTTGGAAGGCTCGACTACACGCTTTGATGTGGAACGTCTTGAAAAGCCTGAAAGCTGGGATGAGCTTAAGCAGATGATTACATGGCTTGGAGGCCAGGAATGGGAAACCGTTATTCTTGACACTTTCGACTGGGCAGAATCGCTCGAAGTTGAAGGAATGCTTAAAGAACATGGTTGGAAATCTATTACAAGTCCCGGTTATGGAGACGGATTCAAAATTTCAAGCGAGCGCATTATGGCTTTCCTGCGGCAGTTAGAAAGTGACCTGATTGCTAAAGGCAAAAATGTAGTGCTTGTTTGTCATTCACAAATTCGCAAAGTCGATGTACCAGAAGAAAATCAGTCCTATGAGCGCTATGAATTAAAGCTCGGAGACAAAACAACTTCACGCACTAGTCCTTTGGTAAAGGAATGGGCAGACATGATTCTTTTCTGCAACTATAAAATTTACGTAGAAACAACAAGTGGAAATTTCGGAGCTAAAAAAGGCAAGGTACATGGCGGCAAAGAACGCACTATGTACGCCAACAGAACGGCTGTATTTGACGCTAAAAACCGCTTTGGCTTGGAAGACGAGCTGCCTATGGAATGGGATTCAATCAAACATATTTTCGTTAAGAAACCCGTTTCAAAGCCTGTAGAACGCAAGCCTGAACCAGACGTTGAATTGAAGCCTAGAGCAGAAGCAGAGCCACCAAAGCAAGAGCCAGTGCCGATTGTATTTCCAGATGAAGTGCCACAATTCGTAAAAGACTTTTGCGAAGAAAAAGCAATCTATCCAGAAGATGTACAAGTGATGCTCTATAACGCAAATATTGCAAAAGTTAAAAATTACGATCTGGCAAGAGTGCCGGACAATTTCTGGAAAAGTTTTGTAAATGATTACGAAAATCGCTGGGCAGAGCGAGTCCAGCAAGCTAAATTAGAAAATCTGCCATTTTAGGAAGTTTTATAAAAGGAATTGAAATAAAGGAGATAAAACCATGGATGAAAATTTAATGTTCGACTGGAACGATGACATTACCGAAGATGGAAATGAAACGAAAGTTTTACTGCCAGGAACTTACCCATTTGAGGTGAAAAGCTTTGAAAGACGTGTCTACACTGGTACAAGCGCTTCAATCCCTAATGGCTGCAAATATGCCGAAATCACAGTACGTGTTACTGATCCAGCTACAAATGCCGCCACCTTAATCAGTGACAAGCTGTATCTGCTGAAAAAATTCGAGTGGAAAATTGGAGCTTTCCTTGGAGCGGTAGGTCTGAAAGAAAAAGGTCAGCCTATCAGCCTCGCTAAGCTGAATGATTCAATCGGACGCAAAGGAAAGGTAAAAATCGGCTGCAAATCTGATTCAAGTGAGAATTACAAAAAGCTCACTGCCGAAGAAACGGCTGATTATTTGAAAGCGAATAAAACCGTTTATAACGAAATCCTTTCCTATATCAATAAGAAAGAAGATTCATTCGACATGCCAAAAAGTCCGCTGTCAGCAGACGAGTTTGGATTTAACGGTTAATGCAGGCCAGACCATACCAGCTAGAAGCCTGTAACGCAGTAGTCAAAGAGTGGGAAAAAGGCAATCGTTCTACGATGATTGTCCTTCCTACTGGCTGCGGCAAGACAGTCATTTTCGCTGGTATTACATACCGATGTGCAAACCAGAAACAAAAAGTACTTATTTTAGCTCACCAAAAGAATTTAATTGACCAGGCAGCAGACAAAATCGAACGTATGTTTAACTTAAAGACATTTCGCGAGAAAGGGAAAAATGACTGCCGAAAGTGTGATGAAAATGTCATAGTTTCGTGCTATCAAACAATTTCAAGACGTTTAGACAGATATAGTGATGATTTATTCGACTATATCATCATCGACGAATGCCATCATGCGTGGGCAAACGGTTATCAAAAGATATTAGAACATTTCAAAAAGTCTAAGATTCTAGGCGTAACTGCTACCCCATACAGAGCAGATGGAAAAGACCTATCCGATGTATTTCAATCAACCGCATATACATACACAATCGACCAGGCGCAGAAAGAAGGCTTTCTTGCACCAAGCGTGATTGTTGAACCGTCTGAAAGCTTTAGCATCGACTTTTCTAAAATCAAAATGCAAAATGGCGATTTTGAAAAGAATGCTTTAGCAGAGACAATTGAACCGTATTTGCAGATCATAGCAGAGGACATGCGAAAGAATGAAGAAATTCACAATCGCAAAATTGTCATATTTGTACCGTTGATTGCCACAGCTCAGCGCGCGGCTGAAACTTTTTCTCACTACGGTTTTCGCACGATGTGGACCAGCGGTGAAGATAAAGAGAAAGAAGAAAAGCTGAAAAAGTTCGACACGTGGGATAAAGGTGTAATCTGCTCGAGCTTGCTTCTTACGGAAGGGTGGGACTGTCCTAGTGTGGACTGCGTTGTAGTGTTAAGGCCTACAACCTCTAAAGCGCTATATACGCAGATGATAGGGCGTGGCTTACGTTTAAGTGAAGGCAAAGAAAACTGCATCATCTATGACGTGTTGTGCCTGCACGATTCGATGGGAACGCCTAAACCGAAAAAGCAGAAAGAAATAGAGCAAGATGAAAAAGATCCGGCAGAAAAGACGGAAGAAGAGTTGCAAAAAGATTTAGAAAGGCCGTTAGTTGACCGCTACGCTTCACTGAAAGAAAGACTTGCCAGGGCAGAAGAATCAAGAGCAAAAAGGCGAGTTTGTCAGAAAGAGGCAGAATGGAATGAACGTTTAACTGGCCTGGACTGCAAGCAGAACGGAATGAAAAACCCATTTGAAATATGTCCTATTTTACTTAGAGAAAGTCAGTATTCGGTATTCGCAGGTGAAAACCCCTATAAAATTTCACCTGGCCATAAAGAATTTCTAAACAAGCGGAATATCGACCACAAATACTTAAACTGGAAGCAAGTCAGAACTCTAATCAATTATTTAAAAGAGACTGAACCGCCTTCCAGAAATCAGAAATACAGACTAACTAGGATGGGGTTCGGAAATGAAGAGATTGAAAGCATGACGATGGTAGATGCAACAAAAATCCTGAACGCTTTCTTTGCATCAGGAAATCGACTTACTCGAAATAATTTTGCGAAAGCAGGTGAATTATGGATACGGAAATAAGCCAGGAAAAGTATGAGGAAATACTTTTCTCGATACCATGTGCCGCGCTCAATTATGAAGATTGGGTACACATATCAATGGCGGCAAAATCAGCAGGAATAGATTTCAGCGTGTGGAATAAGTGGTGTGCCACAGATCCAGCGCGGTACAAAGTAAGAGATTGTGAGCGCAAATGGGATTCTTTCAAAGGCGATGGAATTACAGGCGCTACGCTCACTCAATTTGCACGTGATTATGGGCATGATCCTTTCCCTAAAGGTGAGTCAAAAGAGCTTGACTGGTCCGATGAAATCACAAGCGACGGAATCGAAGAAAAGCCAGCTGTCCCCACTGCGTACTCACACGCACAGAAAGACTACTTACAAATCATCGAATATTTAGAAAGTGTATTTTCTCTCGAGGATCATGTAAATATCATCACGCAAACGATTAAAAGCGATGATGGAAAACTTCGGCCATACGGTCTAGGCGTTACCGCTCTAACTGTTGATGGTATTACCAAACAAATCAGAAAGTACGCAGACGAACCAGATTTCTTTGATTTTGTATTTGGCAGTTACGATAAAGAAGCGGGTGTGTGGGTGCGTATAAACGCCATAGACGGCAAAATAGGACCAGACCAGAAAGCCATATCAGATAAAAACGTTGTTAAGTATGAGAACGCTTTAATCGAGTGTGACGAACTTTCTATTTCAGAGCAGATTGCCAAAATCAAAGAATTGAAGCTTCCTTACAAAGCGCTGGTACATTCTGGAAAGAAATCAGTACATGCCATTGTAAGAGTCGACGCGGTTTCTTTGGCAGACTACAAAGAGCGTGTGAAATGGCTGCAAAGGTTTTGTATTGAACATGGACTGCCAGTAGATGAAGCAAACAAAAATCCAAGCAGAATGAGCCGCTTGCCAGGCGTTGAGCGAAATGGTCAAAAGCAGATTCTACTAGAAACTGCGAAGCCCGTTTCTTTCGACGAGTGGAAAGCAGATGCAATAGCGGCAGAAGAAGCAAGCAATTTAGAAGTTGTCAGCTTTGCAGATATATTCAATGATCTGCCGGAATTAGCACCTGAATTGATAGAAGGTATCTTGCGAGAAGGCCATAAGATGCTCATTTCCGGCCCGTCAAAAGCCGGTAAGTCATTTGCTTTGACTGCTCTAGCAATCGCCATAGCAGAAGGCAGAGAATGGTTCGGATTCCATTGTAAGCAAGGCAAAGTACTGTACTTGAATCTGGAAATCGACGTGAGAAGCTTTTACCACAGGATTGCAGATGTTTACAATGCGTTGGAATATGAACCGTCACATACGAATAACATTGACGTACTGAACCTAAGAGGAAAGGCAGAGCCTATTGATAAATTAGGTCCAAAGCTTGAACACAAAATTCGTGACGCTGGATATAGTCTAATTATCGTTGACCCGATTTACAAAATCATCACAGGCGATGAAAATAGTGCAGCGGATATGGGAGCTTTCTGCAACTGGTTTGACCGTTTGGCAGAAGCCGGAAACTGTGCAGTAGCTTTCTGTCACCATCATTCAAAAGGCACACAGGGTGCGAAAAATGCTATCGACAGAAGCAGCGGTTCAGGCGTTTTCGGGCGTGATCCAGACGCGATTGTGGATATTACGCCTATCAATATCGGCCTTGCGGATTTAGAGGAATACAGAGCTATTTACAAAGAATATGCGGTTGATGCTTTCCTGCATGAGACGGGCCAATGGCAAAATAAAGAGGCTATGCGCTCGGAAGAATTGCACGACAGAGTAGCCAAAGAGCAGCTAGCAGAAATGTATTTTGACCGTCACAAAGACGCAGACAGAGCACATTTTGACGCTATGTTAGAACGTGCAGACAAAATAGCAACTAGTCCTGCGTATCGCGTAAGCATGACTTTAAGAGAGTTTAAGTCGCCTAAACCAGTCAATATTTTGTTCACGTATCCTATACATGTTAAGGACCAGACAGGCTACCTGGAGCGCCTTGCCTTACAGGGTGACAACTCTATCGAAGCCTTGCAGCAAGCCAAAAAAAATAAGGATAAAGAGCGTTCGGACAATTACAAAACGATGCTCGAAAAGTACTTTGAAAGCAACGAAAAGATACGTGTAGGCGAGCTGGCAAAGATGTTAGATATGACAACTATGGGTGTCAAAGGCTGGGTAAAAAAGCAGGAATGGCTCGAAAAAGACAAAGACGGGTATGTTTTCCCTAAGAAAAACTAAGGGGGCAAACTCACGGAAAAACCCGAAAGTTTGGGGTGAAACTTTGGGAGGGCAAACTAAAAGGGCAAACTCACGGAATTTTACGTGAGTTTAGGGGGGCAAACTAAGGGGCAAACTCACCCTTTATAGATAAAGGGTTATACCCCCTAGTTTGGGGTGCCTCTCACAGCATGCAAGTACTAGGCAAGCAACTCTCCCAGACGAGGGAGAGAGTTGCAAGCCATAGAATACTTGCTTATAGCGAAAGTTTAAGGAATTGAAAAATGGAGCCTATTGTAATCAGAATTTGTGAAGAGCCGCCAAGATCTACTGCACAGATGAAGAAAGTCAGTGTGATTCATGGAAGGCCGCATTTCTACGAGCCGCCAAAAGTAAAGGAAGCTAAAGCGTGGCTTAGAAATCATTTAGCAGTGTACGCGCCTGATGAACCATTTGAGGGAGCGGTAGAGCTATATGTTTTATGGGCGTATCACACGAATAAGAAAAAGCCTGCGTGGAAGACAACCAGACCAGATACGGATAACTTAGTTAAAATGCTCAAAGACGTAATGACAGAATTAGGGTACTGGAATGACGATGCGCAGGTATGCTATGAAACATCATCAAAAATCGTTTCATGCAATCCAGAACTGTATATTGAAGTCAAAGAGCTGAAACCATACACAGAAGAATTTTAGAAAGTGAGGAAATTATGAATCTGTATAAAATTGATGAAGCAATTTATGACATTTTAGAAAACGGTTTTTCAGAGGATGAAGAAACAGGCGAAATCCTCTTTGATGAATCTAATCTTGAAGAATTGAAGATGAACCGATTAGACAAGTGGGACAATATCGCATCGTATATCAAAAGTCTTAAAGCAGATGCAGAAGCGATGAAAGCAGAAGAAAAGAATTTAAATGCGCGCAGAAAGGCAAAAGAATCACGTGTCGAGAATCTTATGTCATACATGCTTCACTCGATGCAGAACGCAGATCAAAAGAAATTTGAGACAGTGCGAAACAAGGTTTCAACCAGAAGAAGCAAGCAAGTGGTTATTGAGATGGAAGACTTGATTCCGGCACAGTACATCACTACGAAATTTGTAAATACACCTGCTAAAACAGAAATCGGAAAAGCTCTCAAAGCGGGTGAAGAAGTACCAGGCGCTAAGCTGGAAGAAAAAGTGAATCTTATTATTAAGTAGGAGGCAGAAAGATGAATCCATTTAGAATTTATGTAAACGGGAAATGCGATACTTTTGTAAACGCAGACCATATTTTGAAAGCAGACAAAATAGTAAGCAAAATGCAAGGCATGGGCACATCCTATGAGCTGTTTATTCCTTTAAGTGACAGCAGCAAAAAGGGAGCATACCTAAAATACGAATTTGAAAACTACAAATATCTGGAAAATGCGTTTGATAATCTTTTTGTCGCTTTAAGTGACAAAGATAACATTGTCAGCTTTGACGGTGTTGAGAGAGTAGAAAAAAGCTGGTAGGAGGTTTAGAAAGTGAAAAACTTTTTGATTATGGCACTATTGCTATTTTATCCGCTGGCATATATCCAGTGTGATAGACTGCAATTTGGCTTGTGGTGGTTTTTAGGAATCGTAGTAATCGGACTTTTAGGGACGATTGCAAAAGGTGGTAAAGAATGAGCGCAGAAAAGGAAGTAGCAGAAAAGCCGAAAAAGAGGACGCGCGGGCCAGACAAGCAGAAACGAAAACCAGGGACAGGAAAGTTTCTACAGGAAGCAGCAAAGACGGAAGCGACAAGCGAGTACAATGAGGAAACTTTAGCTTTTATCCGTGAAGTAACGCCTAAATTTAAGCCTGACTATAATGACATCGACGAAATGAACCGACGGTTTGAGCATTATCTTGACGCGTGCGCAAAGTACGGCAAGAAGGTGGGCAATATAGCAGCTTATACCGCAATAGGCGTGACAAGTGACCTGGTATCAATTTGGACCAGAGCGGATGCAAAGAATGTAAATCGAAAACAATTCTTTGAGTATGTAAAAGCCGTTTGTGCGATGTATCGTGAAAACCTGATGCAGGATTCAAAAGTAAATCCCGTTGTGGGTATCTTTTGGCAGAAAAATTATGATGGTTTAAAGGATCAGAAAGAGACTTTACAAGTCATCGCAAATCCGCTAGGAGAGCAGAAAGACGTATCAGCTTTAGAGCAGAAATATGCAGCCAACGCGGCACTGGTTGAAGCGCCTAAAGCGATTGACGTTGAATTTATCGAACATGCGGCAGAAAAGGAAAAAGTTTAGAAAAGGTGCAGAAAGCGCCTTTTTTTCTTGATCCGAAAATTATAAATAGTTTGAATCTCAAAGTATTATTAGTTTGAACATCAAAGAATTGATTTATAGATGAGGTGAAATAGGTATTTTGAACTTCAAAGTTATTCAGCGTTATAAAAAAATAGCACTAAAACAACCACAAAAATGCGTATAATACCGCGTACACGCTCATAAATGAGCTACAACGCTTAAAACACTGAAAAACGTATATAAACTAGGTGAAAGCCTAAACACGCTTAAAACGCGTTTAAAAGGCCTTATGAAGCGTGTGCAATTTTTACACAAACTAAAAAACCCGACTTACTTAAGCCGGGTTATAGTGTTGATGGTCCTATCGTCTATCATAGGTACGTTGTATTTTGTCCAGGTAGCAGGCTCGAAAATTACGCATTGACCGTAACGCGGTAAAGCCTCTAAACCTACCATGCCGCAAACGTTACGGCTATCTTGCTTTGATCTTACACGTAGGCCTACAACACAGTCGAAGTTAACTTTGATACTAGTAGGTATAACGCTGGATAAGGGACATTGAGTGCATACGATTAGATGTATGTTTGCCGCGCGTCCTATTTGTCCTATGCGTTGCAATAGTGGCGTAACGCGTCGCTTGTCTAAAGTAATTAGGTCTGCTAACTCGTCGATAATCACGTAAACAGGCACGTCTAGCGACGATTTTACGCGTTGTTTTTGCATGCGTGTATATCTATGCTCACAAAGATCTAGCGCATACTGTAGCGCCTTTATGGCGTTTTCGAGCGTATCAGCATAAGCAAGCGCGCTAGTGCAACGCTTATAGTTGTATAGCTCTACCTTTTTCAGATCTACGAGAATCAAGCGCGCTTGTGTGGTTGCTAGGATGGTAGTTAAAAGGCCGTTTAAATAAACGCTTTTACCTGAGCCGCTTGCGCCTGCTATCAGGGTGTGCGCGTATCGTTGCGGTATGGTATAGCACTCATAAACTGTAAAAGGGACTTTATCCAGTCCCTTTCTTTTTTTAAAGTGGTTAAACATAGCTATT